ATACGGTAAAACTGTTTTGTCTCCGGGTGCACAAATAAGAAACTTTACCAGTATCCCATTCTTTTCATTATTAAATGGAAACCTTGGAAGCACAGGTAGATTTGTTGACGCTGTACAAACCAGCTTTGCAGGACTTCTTGATCCAAAGAAAAAAGTATTAAATAAAAATTCTATACAAGAACTTATGGAAGAGGGCATCATGCAAAAAGGTGGTGCTCAACTTGGCGAAACATTAGAGTTAGCAAGACTTGCCGCTGAAAGAAGCGGACTGGTTGCTAAAGCTGGTGGCGTTGTAGATAAAACTGGTATTAGATTTTTTGAAAAAGCTTATGGTATGACTGATGATGCTGGTCGTGTTTTCAATTACTTAAACGAAAAAGATAGAATGCTTAAAGCATTTGTAAGAGCACCAGACGGGGCAGTGCCAATAGAGTCTGCAAAAAATATAACAAGGTTTGCAGATTTAATACAAGGATCTCCACGCACTGGAGCTATTATCAAACCTCAAGATATAATTAATAAGTATGGCGATGAGGCACTAGAACAATTTGCTAGATCAGAAGCAGGTGAAGTTACTTTAAACACAGTTCAAAACTATCAAAGAGTTGTGCCTGCTGTTGGAGAGGTAGTAAGAAGATCTCCCTTTGGTAACTTTGTTGCTTTCCCAGCTGAGATTATAAGAAACACTACCAATGCTGTTAGCAGAGGTATAAAAGAATTAGCCAGTGACAATCCAGAACTACAAAAAATTGGAATGCGAAGATTAACTGGAGCTGTAGCAACAACTATGGCCATACCTACAGGTCTTACAAAACTTGGTACAAGTTTGACAGGAGTCGATGAAGAAAAGATCGAAGCATACAGAAGATCTTTCGCAGCACCATGGGATAAAACAGGAACACTTATACCATTGGCTTCAGACAAAGATGGAAACCCAACTCAGTTCTTTAACTTTAGTTACATGAACCCATATGATTATTTAAAACGTCCAGTGACCAGAGTATTTCAAGAAGTTGCAAATGGAAATAGAGATGAGGAATCGCTACAAAAAATATTAATGGATTCATCTTTTGGTGTGATAGGAGAAATGGGTAAAAGTTTTGCAGAGCCAGCGCTATCTGCTAATGCTGTGTTTGAAGCTTTTGGAGGAGAGACTGGTACTGGTAAAAGAATATGGGGAGCGGCTGATTCTCCCGGCGATAGAGTGGCCAAAGGTTTTTATCACTTTGCAGATACTATCTTGCCAACCATCAGTCCGTATAGGATTACCGCAGATGAGTTTAGTGGCAAACCTTTGGGTGTTGCACCACCAGAACTTACACCTAAAAACTTTCCTAGATCTATATTTTCTAGCACCAATAAACAAGGAGATGATCAGAAAGTATTAGACCGCATGGGCAATGAGATAGATGTTGCTGAAACTTTAGTGCAAGCTTTCAGTGGATTTAAAGTTGTTAAACCTCAAGTGGATAGAACACTAAGATATAGAGGCTTTGAGGCTAATGATGCAATAAGAGATGCAACCAACCAGTTTAATAGATTATTAAGAAGCACAGACAGAAATACTGCTGAACAATATTTGCAAGGATACATAAACCAAAACGAAAAAAGATACGCAGTTTTAAGAGATCTATATACATCTATAGAAGATGCAAGAACTCTTGGTTTGTCAGAACAACAAATAGAAAAAGAACTAAAAGATGCTAAGGTTGCTAACTATAAAGATGTTATGAGAGGAATATTTAGACCAATAGATGTTAGCAGAGATCTTGCAACTGCTGCTGAAACAGGGCAGCTAACAGGAGTTCCTCAACCAGTTAGCAAAGGAATGTTTGATGCAGCTAGAGAAGAGTTAGGCCAGGGTTTAACAGGCCAATACTTAACACCAGACATCAGAAGAGAGAGAGCTAGACAAGTTCTTAGAGAAGAAGAAGAAAGAAAGTTAATAGGAACACCATAACTTGTACAACAAATACCGAGCGAAGAAAGTCAAACTTGATGGCATAACTTTTGACAGTAAGTTAGAAGCGGCCAGGTACACTCACCTCAAAGAGCTAGAAGCTGATGGCATCATCTCTAACATAGAAGTGCATCCACCTTTCCCATGTGTGGTGAATGATAAAAAGGTTTGTCTTTATAAGGCTGACTTTAGATACGTCAACAGCGAGGGTGAGATAGTGGTCGAGGATACTAAAGGAATCGAGACGCCTATGTTTAGATTGAAAAAGAAATTAGTAGAGGCACTGTACCCAGACACAGAAATAATCGTAGTAAAAAAACCCAAAGCTTAGAGGGGTGGTCTGCTTTCAACCCAAGGTCTAATTTCTGTAATAGATGATCCATTAAATAACTTCTTAACTTTATCGCAAGTCTCCAAGATATCTTCTGGAAACCCACTGTTTACAACTTCAATTAATTCCTTGCTAGAAAAAAAGTTTTCGCCCGGCGTGTTAAGGTTCTCGGCCACATTAACAAATCTAATCTTGTCCTTCTCATACAAAACCATATCGTCATCCTTCTCCATGACATGGGCTGGTATCAACTCAGGTATAAAGTTATGTCTTGCACAACCCTTGGTTTGTCTGTCTTCGCTAATCTTTCTATCGTGCTGGGTGCAATGCCAATGTGCATCTCCCTTATCAATATCAACCTTAGCGAACCTACAAGATCTACAATGTATCTTAGGTGGCAGCGCTCTACCTAGATAACAGGCTTGTTGGCCTGGTGTCATATAACTTTTGATCCGGTAATCTGTTTCCGGTATGTAGTTATCTGGTGGAGTTTCTGCTAATAAAATACTTCTTGCTTTTTCTATCAAAGAATCGAAAGCGATACTATCATATTCAATGATCTCTGTATATAAGTCTGAGTTATTTTTGTTATAAACAATTGCAATGCATCGATCAAACTTAAACAAGCCCATGTATAAATGTAACTGGGCAGCATATTCTTCTGACCATTCACAATAACTACCAAGCTTTACTAGGTTGTTGAAGCGATTGTCGTTGGCTGTCTTGAACTCTAACAAGAATGGATCTTTGGTATCAATTCCCGGAAAGTTTTGCCCTACGCCATCGATGTGGCCTTTGACGTGGCCTCCCAATGTTTCTGTCTCAAACTGTTTACCATTAGAAGCAACATCAAATATCTGAGCACCAGGAATCTTTCTAAGCTTTTTAATTAGATCTTCTTCAACCACGTTGCCTAGGTCAAGAAGTCTCAAGACTCTAGCAGGCATATCTTCAGGCATAAGCCAACGCCAACGCATCCAAAGTAAACGCTGGTTAGGATTGCCTATCTGACTGATACCCAAATAAAATCTTTGCCCTCTCTTTTGTTTTAGTTCAACATCGTCTAGCAAATGGTTTATGTCTTTCATAAAGCTATGTCCTCATTTTGTTTAGTTTTAATTCCAACAACGTTCTCATACTTGCCTTGCTTTTGCACAATGATCTCAGAGATTGTATCAAATGCACCACTGTTAATTAATTCAGCGGCCATCCATGGTTGAGTAGGTGATCCCCACTTGGTTGTAATTTTCTTCCACTTACGCACTGCCATTCTATGTGCAGTAGGATGGCCAAACATGAGTGGCATTTTCTTAGGAAAGAACTCATCCTTAACTGTAAAGACTACTTGACAATACTCACTGCCATTTTTTGACTTGACCACAGACGCATAGATGTCTGTGATGGGTTTGTTTTTAGGGGTCGATGCTTTCCTTTCATCTGATAAGACAGCTTGTTTCTCAGCCTTGGTACGCCTTGCTACCTCCCTTTCCTTCTTGGTCCATAAAACTTTTGATTTTAAAGATTCAAATGCTTGACCGCACTCAATGCATTCTTTAGCAGAGGGTGAGTTAATAGCATTACAACTTGCACAAATCTTTGGCTTGTATCTTCCGGGAAGACTTTCGCCAGGTTCTACTTCATCTAGACAGCCATGCCTAGCCACGTTCTCACCGTAGTCAAGTAGCAAACAATTTTCCTTATCATCATGCAATCGCATGCCACGACCACACATCTGTACATAGAGCCCAACACTTTGCGTTGGCCTAAGTAATGCTATACAATCTGTTCGCGGGGCGTCCCAGCCTTCGGTTAAAACCCCAACGTTACAAAGAGCATGAAGCTTACCAGACTCAAAGTCTGCAAGAATATTGTCTCGTTCTTGGTTGGGCGTCTCCCCTGTAATCACAGCAGCATTAATGCCATGTTGCTGTAAATACTGAGTCATCTTCTGTGCATGGAGAACGGAAACACAGAAGAACACCGAGGCTGTTCTGCCTTTTGTGTAGGCGTTATCAATCCAATCACTTATAACTTCGATGATGGTTTCATCCACCATGGCTATATCTTCTAATTCTTTTTCTCGGAAGTCTCCACCTTTAAACTTTAAACTAACTTTGCCAGCATCAATGATGGCATTGTCGTTGACAGCGAAGGCAGACAATCGGCACAAGTAACCTGCTTGTATTAACTCTGGTATTGATACACTGTAAGCAAGACCTTTAAAGAAATGATCTTTACGCTTGCCATAGATGTAGCCTTGACCCATGCGATAAGGAGTTGCAGTACAACCCATGACCTTCATGGACTGGCGTTCTGAAAGGGTGTCAATGATCTTCTTGTAACGAGTCAGAGAACTAGGTGGCACATTGTGTGCCTCATCAATGATCATGTAATCAAACTTGCCAACCTTTTCTAATCTCTTGGGCGAGGCCAAGGTATCGCGACTGGCAACTAGAATCTGTGCATTGTGCTGAAAGCGTTTCATACCAGCAGCGAGTACACCCACCGGGGCGTCTGGCCACACAGACTTTAGTTTGCTTTCAGCTTGAGAAACAAGTTCTTTCCTATGAGCCATGATAAGAAACCTGGCCTTGGGATTTTTGCTAAAGACTTCTTTAATAAAGTGTGAAAATATAATCGTCTTTCCAGCAGCAGTTGGTAAAGCAATAAGCGCTGGGTCTTCAGGCTTGGCATCAAACCAAGAGTGAAGAGCATCTATAGCGTTGCGTTGGTAGTATCTAAGTTTCAATGAATAACTTTCTTTTGATCACGAGGTTGCGCTAGCAATTGTATTAACTCTTCGTGCTCATAAGATTCGAGACTATCCATAACTATCGTTGATAATAGTTGCATAGCATCGTAAGGCGTATGTGAAAATTTAAAAGATATTTCAACACAAAATTTAGCAAGAGTAATTACAGCTGCTGTGGTATCTAGGTCTTGTCTTGACCAGTCGTCAATGCACATTTGTAAATCGTGCATTACTTGTTCACAGGTTTTCTTATCTAAAGATTCTAAAAAATCTTCTTTGCTTAGTTTCATTGTTTCTTTCCACATTTAATAAAGTTAGTTTAGCATCTTTTACTTTCTGGTCGATGTCATTGGGCAAACTATCAAATGTTTTATCCAAAGAACTCAACAAAGATTCCATTACGTTAATGAGGTTGTTGGCCTCTCTCTTGTCTATCAACATGTCTTTTCTCCAAAAAAGATGGGAATATTATTCCCGGTTTAGTTATAATAAAAAGGCGAGGAGTAACCAAAGCAAAGTTCAGGTCATTCATAGCTTTAGTTACTCGCTCGGTTATTCCACCAACAACATCACTCTCTCCTTTTAATAGGCCGACCTGTTGCAATGTCATGGTGAAAATCATTTACTTATCCCAGTCAAAAGGATCTTCTTCAGCATCACCGCTAGGTGCTGGTGCTGGGGAAGGGGAAGACGTTGCAGACGAACCGCCAGCTAAAAACTTAGCGATAACATTCTTATCTTCCCACTTCGTACCATCACCCTTATCTCTGCCTTCCTCTATACGAAGCGTGGCATTGAAAGGAACATTCATCATGCTTTCAAGATCCTCCAAACCAAAAGCTTCCATATCAGGATCCATGCCCATGGCCTTTCTCCAGTTACGAAGCTTTCCTTTAGAGACATTTAGTCCGTTGCCTTCAAGCATAAAGTTTTCCCAAACTTTCCTACCTGAATACTTCGGTCCCACAACTTCATAAGTTACACTTAGCATCTTATGACCTGTGGCTTTACTGTTTTTACTTTCCCATGATGCTGCTATCATCTCGTAGTCTCCAGCAGGCATAGGCCCAATTGAACCGCTGTCTTCTTCGACATCAGTTAAGTTTAGATTAAATAAATCATCCGACATTTTTATTCTCCTTCATTTTTAATTTTAAAGATTCTTTGAAAGCAGTCATGAATGCGTTGAAGTCAAGATCCAATGGGGCGTTACCCAAGTCAACTCTACTTTTAGCATCGAAGGCTGCGGTGAATTTATGAAATAACTTTCGCTTGCCATATGACACTGCTCTGGTCTTTTCATTGAAACCCTGGCCACTAGTACGAGTTGATACCTCGTAGTTAGCAAACAGGTTGAAGTCTACCCATTCCCGGATCATCGATGATACCTTCTTGTGTAGACTCATCTCCCAACGATCATAGGGCTCACGCTCAGGATCATTGAAAGTTCTGATAGCTACATGAGAGAGCAAGATAACATTCATCTTTTTCTCCAGTAGCAAATCAAACATTTTAAGTATCCGCCTATATAACTCAGCGGATTCTGTGTAACCTTTACCAAAACCTAATGACTCAATGGACTTTACTGAATGCATGTCGCAAACTTTTTGTTGCACAAGTTTCTCAGCCCAGTCAGTGGTATCAAACACCACAGTTTTGTAATCATGTTTCTCTTCATAAAGAGTTTGTAATTGTTTAACAATGTCATCGTATGACTTGCACAGTGGGAAAGAAGATACATCTAAAAAGTTTGTACCCTCTTCTGTCTTAATAAATACAGGCCTAGGTGCTTTAGATGCAAAAGTAGTTTTACCTATGCCATCGGTTCCTGCTACATTTATTTTTATTGCTGGCACTTTGATGCCTGTTTCTATGGTATCCAATAGACTCACCTTGGTCTCCTTATATAATGGTTTACGTTTAGATCTTCTTGAGAACCAACGTGTTCTTCCCAGATATCTACCAATGAACTTGGCATATACATGGCGTTTATTTTTTTCATCTTGCTACAGAATTGCTCAAAGCTTTCGCAACTACCAATAACAAATTCTGAATCAGACTGAACGTCTATTAAGAAATCTCCTATCTTACTCATCGCTTACTCCTTTTAATGGATCAATGAATGTAACATAGGGTCTTTCATTGATCTTGGTTGTTAATCCTTTCTCAATGTACTCCCAAGCTTTTGGATCTTCATCCTGAAGTTTCTTGGTTGCACGCACATCTTCCACATACTGTTTAGTAAATGGAAAGTTTTGTAATTCTTTTGATAAATCATTTAAGAAGTCTTGGTCCCATGACTTGGTAACCTTGTATTGCACTCTTAAATCTTTGGGTATCAAACCGTTAAGCTGCACCCTTTTGGATCCGCCAGAGTTTGATAATGCTTTCGTAACATCAACAACTTCAGGACATTTGGCAATGGCCTCGTCTAAAAGTTTTGATTCGTCACGCAGTTTTGACTGGCTTGATAGATTTGCTTTTTTTAACTTCAGCAAATCTACTAGACCATAAGCTTCATAGTTAGTTTTGTCTTCCATAATTTTGTCTCCAATAACAAATACAAATACCATCATAATGATTATCAAAACTTTGTCAACAATCTTCTTTACTTTTTGTATCATGTCCCTTATGATTGTCTTCGATGCGCTTCTTTCGTCTTCTCCCTAAGAAGTTGACGTCCTCCTTTTTTATGGAAGCGCATCATCCAACAAGGAGAGAAATGGAACTAAAAGATTACATAGAAAAACGTGGCGAAGAAAGCCTTGCAAAAGAACTCAAGGTTTCTGTATCAACTATCAGATCTTGGAGATACAACACAAGACAACCCTCTGTAAACCAGGCCAAGAAATTAATCAAGATGACCGGGCATGCTCTTGATTGGGAAAGTATTTATGGTGCAGTAGAAGAGAGTTAGTCTTGGAATTACACTTAAATAAAAAAGGAGAAGAGATTCTTGGCAACAAGAGAAAAGAAATGTTGGTTTCTTTTTATGAGAACAACTTTCATTTAATACCTTGTGGATCCAAGACAGATGTCATACCAGATTATTTTAAAACTAGACATCCATACGAAGACGATGAAGTCTTGGTTAAGCGTTGGGCAAAGACACCAAGAGTTAAGTGGGCAGAGTACATTGAAAAGCAAGCACACTTAAAAGAAATTAAACAATGGTACTTACAATTTCCGAACTGTAATTGGGCAGCTGTCACAGGAATTAATTTTGTGGTGCTCGATGCAGACACACAAGAGGCCTGTGACTTTTGTGAATCAGGACAGATCACAAGAACAACACTTAAGCAAAGAACACCTAGAGGTGGCTATCATTATTTTTATGCTATTAATCCAGAGTTAAAAATAAGAAACACCACAGGCAGACTCGATGTCAGAGGAGAAGGTGGTTATGTTATGGTCTCACCTTCGGATCACTACATGTTTGAAAGCGTGGACGGTGTTGGACCAAACGACATGGATGATTTGCCTGTGCTGACAAGTCAAGACATGAATGTAATCTATGACTTTAATAATGTAGGCAAATCAAACTCAGACTTGAAGACACCGCTATCAATGGATGGTGTTGGCAGTGGCATGAGAAACGACACCCTTGCAAGATTGGTAGGCAAGTGGATCCTCGAAGGTTGGGGTATGCGTGAAGTGATCATTAAGTCTTTAGATTGGAATCAAACAAACAATCCGCCCATGAGTGTGCAAGAAGTATTGCAGACCGTAAACAGTATTTGCACTGGGCACTTGAAAAGAAACCCAGATGACATAGCTGGTATCACAGAGTGGAAGACAAGTCAGTGGCAGATACAACTGACAGATGAACTCAAAGAGATCATGGATCAAGAAGATCCTATCGAACAACAAAAGAAAGAAGAGAGACCTGAAAGAGATCCGCTTGGCCTTAAAACATTTGGTGATCCTTTTTGGGATGGCATGGATTCAGATCGCATCGAACAGTTTTGGGGTGATGCATTTGTCTTTGAACAATCAAGAGTCTTGCTCTTGGGCAAACCAAAGATTGGTAAGTCTCATTGGTTGGGTGCATTTGCTGCTGCGGCCACAACAGGCACAGAGTTTATGGGCAAACAATTCAATAGACCTTTAAAGGTTATGTGGTTACAGGCAGAGATCATTCATGAGTTCTTAAAGAAAAGAATCGACATGTACTATCAGCCTTTCATTCATGACAGAGAGATCTTAGATCTTGGTAAGTCAAACCTTATAGCTTCTGGAAGATTAAGAAAGAACATCATGAGAGACAAAGACATTGATGAGATAGCCACAAGTATTGACTACCACAAACCTGACATTGTCATGATCGATCCAGTCATTAACTTCTTTAGTGGAGAAGAGAACTCTAACTCAGAGATCCACGAGATGTTATCGCGTGTCGATAA